CACCGCTGGAGGTCGTGCCAGCCCCGGTGACGTAGAGGCTCAGATTGGAATACCCGAGGACGAGCACTGGCGTGCAGACCGCAGCGGTCGCTGTTTCCAGCTTCAGCAGAGGCACGCGAAGGTAGTTCAGAGGACCGGCAGCCATGCGTGCTCCTAGTGGTTAACCGACATATCTAAGCCTGATTTGTAGTTGAAGGTGCAGCGGTTCCTGTTGTTGCTGGGCATCCCGCTATCCTGCGTCGTCAGACTCGGCGTGAAGTCGTTGTTGATGAAGATCCGATTCCGCGCCTCTCTGGCCTTCTTCATCGTCTGCGGGAGGGACGCCATCCCCGCCGCGCCCATCCCCGGCGCGATGTCTTCCGCCAGCGTGAGCATCAACGCGTTCTGATACCCCGGAGGGAGATTAATCGAGCTGTTGACGGTGACATCGTCAATCACCCCGCGCACCGCCAACTGGAGGCCATAGGCCGTCGTCGGCTTCGGCCAGAAGTGCAGCGTGCCATTCGGCCAGCCTGGCTCGTAGTAGCAATCGGTCGGAAACGTCGTCGTGACCGTCCTGACCGTCAACCCCAGCCACCACTGCCAGTCCCGCATCGTGATCGGGGTCTGGACCACGGGGTTCTGGGTATCGAGGAGGACGTTCCCGCCGTCAATCGACACCGGCCGCGTCGTGACGACGAAATCCGCAGGGGTGGGACCGATGGTGTAGTCCTGCTGATCCGCGATGAAGGTGAACTCGGGAAACTCCTCTGAGAAGATCGCTTCCCGCTGGGCATTCCAGTTGTCGATCAACTGTCGTAATCGACCGACCGCAAACGCCATATTCTCCGGGCGCACGGCTTCGCCCTGTGAGATCGATTGGATCTCCAGCAGCGAATCCGTGCAGAGCGCCCGAACGGTCACAGACGGCATTAGTAATCGCCGCTATAGACCCACGTGATCGTCACCGTGCCGCTCCAGGTCGTCGTGGCATCAGCATCGATGTCGGTGTTCGTGACCACACCGCAATTCAGCCAGACCGGAGACGCCGTGGTTGTCCCGTCCAGCCGAATGATGGTCGTGCCCAACTGCTTGCCGTTGACGGCCGTGCCGGCCACGTTGATCGTCGCGCTCGACGTGCAGGCGAAGGCATTCACGATGTCCTGCTGCGTCGTCACGAGCGTGCCGGAATCCTGCGTGGTCGTCTGGACCGATCCCACACCCACACTCAGCGTCTTGCTCGCCTTGAGCGTCGAGGCCAGCACCGAGGTCGTGGTTTCTTGCACATGCGCCGTCGCGCCGATGATGGTGATGTTGCCTTCCGGGAAGGTGTAAATCTTCGACCCACCTCCGACGTGCGTGTCCGAAATCGCCATCGGCACGCCCGCCAAGGTCAACACCGTCTGATGGAACGCGCCGAACTGCGATTCGGACGCCGTGACGCTGGACCCAGCGGTCCCATTCGCCCCCCCGCCCGATCCCGTAATCGTGGGATTGGCGATGGTCGTCGCGCCGGTAAAGGCGACCGTGCCCGTGAACGTGATGTCCGAGGACGGCTGCAGTGCGCCCCCGGCCGATGGATGACTCATGGCTGCTCCTGCGTCTTTTTCGGACGGCCCCGCTTCTTCGCCGGAGGCTCACCCTCTGGCAGCGGCGTCGTATCAGAAGGACTCGACAGTTCGACCGAGAGGGTCCGGGTGGGGTTCATCTTGTCCCACACCCAGAACCCTTCAGTCAGTGCGCGATCCCGCTCTGCCTCGTCGGCCGCGATGCGATGCGTGCCCTTCGGGCCGTAGAGGAAAAACGGCATTAGAACGTCGAGTGCAGGCCACAGTAGATGGTATACGTCGCGCTGCCCACCGTGGCATTCGTGATGTAGACCAGAAACTGCTTCTGCTCCGTCGTCAGGACCGTCGCCGTGCCGGTCACCGTCGTGCCCGTCCCTGCCGCCACCGTCAGCGTCGAGTCGCCCGAGTTCTTGATCTCGAACTTGAAGCTGGACCCGACCTTGACGCCCGGAATCGCCGCAATGAGCAATTCCGCCGTGGGACTCGTCGCACTCTGGGCATCCTGACAATCGACAATCAGGAACCCGCCCAGCAACTGCGCGGCCGTGAGCGTGATGACCCCCGATCCCGTGCTCGCCACCGTCGTCGTGATGGTGAGATCGGGAATCGGGATGGACCCCATCGTGGGTTCCCCACGAAGCGGAGAGAAGCCTGCGCCGAAAATCGTTTCCTGCGATGAATTGGTCGCCATGTCCGTCTCCTAAGCCGCGCAGAGAATGCGCGTGGCGCAGTTGTTGGGACGCAGCGGCCCGAAGCCCATCAACACATCGAAGCGATTGATCATCTTCGACTGCTGCGGGTCGAACATCCGCACGAACCGAATCGCGATGCCCGTCTCCGGGTCGCGGGTGTTGGAGGCGAGTTCCACGGCCTTCGGCGTCTCGAGCTTCACGCCGACCATCGCAAACGCGCCCTTGTTGAACAGCAGGCCCTGCTTGCCGACCGTGCCTGAGGCCGAGGTCGTGCCGGGGAACAGCGTCACGAGCGCCGTGTTCAGCGGCAGCGCATCGACGTTCTGATACTGGCTGCCAGGGCCGTAGATGGGCATGTTGCCACCGACCGCGACAGGCACCGTGACCGTCGAGCCGGTTGCCGTGGTGTTCGCCGTGACGACGACCGTGAACGTGGTCGCCTTCTGCGTGACCCGCCGAGTCATCGGGTTCACCGGGTAGCACCCAGCAATCCCGAGGACATCACCCTTATGGAACGTGTCCCCAGACGTGCAGTTCAGAAGGAGCGAGGTGACCCCAGACGAGACATCCCCGTCAATCGTGACGGCGGCGGGCGTCTGGAAGTTGCCTGCGGTGTGGTCATACAGCGACATGGACTCATACCAGTCCGCGCCGGCATACCGACCAATCGCGCCTTCCTTATACTGCTTCGAGATCGCATCGGGCGGGTTGAACAGCCCAAGTGCCGTCCCGACCAGCGAGGTGTTCACGGAGGGCGGGATACACACGATCTTGTTGCCCTGGAACCATCCCGCCTTCTCGATCAACTGCTGACGACCCGCGTTGAACGTGCTCAGCGACGTCGGGTCCGTCCCGTTCACGCCCACGATGTTGTTGGTGTTCTGGTAGGCGAACAACGCGGCGCGTGAGTCGATGCCCTGCTTGATCGTCTCCATCGCCGGCTCGAGGTATTCGGCGCGGATCTTCTCCTGGCCCCGCTCCATCTGGAGGGCGGCCTGCGCGGAATCCCACTCGAAGTCCACACCGAAAATCTGGTCACAGGTGACCGTGGTGTAGATGCGGTTGATGGCCTGCGGGTTGTAGCCGAGGCCCTGACGTTCCGTGAACTGCTGCGGCAGCGGCACACGGACGGTTTCACCAACGGCGAAATCCTTGGTAAACTCCGAGTTGTAGTCGGTGTTGAAACCCTGACTGACTTCGAGCTTGTTCAGGAGAAGTCGGAGGCCCTCCATCGAGAGCCAATCGACAAATTGAAAGACGTTAGCCATGCGGACCTACTCATGACGCTTCCGCCTTGTTCATGGTTTGGCGGTAGCGCCTGAAGTCCCCATTGATCACGGCCGCTTTACTGTCATCGACAGGCGCGGTCGGCCGCCCGGTCAGCGTTTTCGCTGGCGCAGGGGCACTCGTGGTCATCTTGGGGACCGGCTGATTCGGCACCGACGAGACTTTCCCCTCCAACCGGCCAATCTCCCGCGCCACGGCGGCTCGATGCGGTAACGTCTTCAACCGTTCCAGTTCCTCAGGATGCTCAGAGAGATACACCATCAACTGCGGAGCGGCCTCCGAGTCGATGAGTTCATCCGCGGCATCATTCAGCGGCCCAGGGGCTGTGCCCGGTGGGAGGCTGGAGGTCGGCACCAACGCTTTGACGGCGGGATGCAACTCTTCGAGAAACGCGGGATTCTCACGAATCGCGGCTTCCCGACGCTGCAAAAACGCCTGCTGGCGCGACATCTGCTGAGTCTGGACCGACATGACCTGACGCTCCCGAGCCAACTTATGCGTGGCGCGGTAGTCGATCAGGTCGCTCAACGTCGCGTCGGGATAGCGGACGAAGAAGTCCGTATCGTTCAGCGGGGGTCGAGTAATGTCGGGGTGAGAAACGAACTGCTCGAGCGGCACTCCCGGTGCAGGCGACGAGGCTGCGGGAACGTCTTGCCGGGACGGCTGAGAG